TTTCGTCTTGTTTCGTTTGATAATTTCATTATGGGTATCTATAGCACCAAGAAGATTGACATCAGAAGCAATTGACTGTACCAAAAAGTTGATTCCAGACCTTACTTCGTGAGAAGCGATTCCTTTATCTGTAGAGAATACATTAGGTAGTCGTCTCTTTCTTCCAAAATGGCTATAAATAAATCCATTATCTTGTATAAACTGCTTCTGGTCATCTAACCATTTCTTAAGTCCTGCAAACTGTTCAAAGTAATCTTTAATAACTGCACTTGCTTCATTCATACTAAAATAAGTACCAGAGTCTTTTGTAACTTGTTCACTAATCTTTTTCGGTCCCGCACCATACATAATACCAAAGGTAACAGCTTTTGCCATCTGTCTTTGAGTACTATACTGAGTAGCAACTTCCTCAACATCACAAGGTAAGTCAAATACTAACTTAGCAATGTTACTATGGAAGTTGCCTCCAGATTTAAATACATTCATAAGATTCTTGTCGTTTGCAAGTACGGCTGCACAATATACTTCTGCTGTTGTTAAATCCATTGCAACTATTTTGTTGCCTGGAGCAGCTTTGATACACCCTTTAACAATTGGATTGTCTCTAGGTATTTGTTGCATATTCATTTTACCACTACTGGAAAGACGTCCAGATGTTGTTCCGTGAAGGTTGAAACCTGTACGAAGTCTGCTGTCTCTATCAAGCTGTGGATAAATTTTATCAAGATATGTACTTTTAATCTTAACTTTCTGTCTTATGTCAAGTACTAACTGAGGTACTTCATGCTTCTCAGCTAATTCTTTTAACACTTCCGCATCAGTACTGTCCGCACCCGTACCAGTCTTCTTACCAGTTGGTTCAAGACCAATGTAATCAAAGAGTAAAGAACGAAGCTGCATAGTACTGTTTGGGTTGAAGTCTTTTCCTGTAATCTCCTCGAACTTCTTAATCTCAGGATAAGTATATAATGTAGCAATAGCTTCATCAATATTTTCCTGCATAAGAACGGAAGATTTCTCCAGTCTCATTCTATCAAAGGGTACACCTATATCTTGTATATCAGTTAGGAATCTGCACCCAGGAATAAGGATATCTCTGTATACTCCGTACAATCTTTCGTTAGTAAGTAAAGGCTTTTCAAACTTTTGGAAAAGAAGAAAAGTACATACTGCGTCAAGAGCTGCATAGTCTTTCATGATATCAAAAGGAATCATATCCCAAGTAAATTGATTCTTGAGTATTCCATTTCTACGACAGAAATCTGCCATCCAATCATACATAGGTTTCTCGTAGTCTCCGTATGGAGTATACTTTAGAGATAATTGTTTTAGGCCGTGAGTGCCTGGATTTTCATCTAACATGTAGTGTAGTAACATGGTATCTTCAAATCTTGGGAACTCAAACCCAAAGTGATACTCAAAAAACGCCAAGTCAAACTTAGCATTATGAAATACCACTCGTTTCTTAGTGAATAGTTCTTGTAGTAATTGTTCTACTTCTTCATCCACACAATCTGTATCAATATAAGCCCCGTGATCTGGTTCGTATGATATACTCATACCAAGCATATATCCGTCCCTAGGATATAGTCCCGTTGTCTCGGAGTCCAGTGCAATAAAGTCAAAAGGAGCGTCGATTGCTTTCTTAATGAAGTCAATGAAGTCCTTAGTTTCTGTTATTCCATATGCTTTGTCAGAACCAAGTTTCATAACTTTAAGTTCTCCTTTTACATACTTAGTTATATTACCTACTGATTCTTCCCAAGTCTTTTTAGCTTCTGGTTTGAAAGCTAACATTGCTGGGTTAATTATGGGTAGAAACTTATCATCGATAACTCTACCACTGTATTCTGTTACTGAGCTTTGTTTTGTATAAAATTTCAAACACTCTGAACCAACAAGAATTACCCAATCATAATCATCAATGTTTACATCAATGTCACAATCTCGTTTGAGTACTTTCTTTACTGTTGGGTCAGAACATAGTTGAAACTGGTCAAAATCAAACTGATTCTCAAATAACCTCACATAGTCATTACGACTAGGTTTACTTTCTATTAATGCTATTTTAGCCATATAATTGTTCCTTTAATTGTTTTACTTTGTATTTTGTTAATGCCCCTGCATCCCCTAATTCTCTTGGTAGTGTAATGTTTTTATGTAGTATCTCTGCTATTTCACACATTTCAATCACTCGGTGTGCGGCATCTTGACCTGCTTGGTCTGGGTCAAAGAGTAAATCTATGCCCGATACTCCACTCATTTTTAATAATTTTAGTTTTTCTATATCTATGTTTCTTGTACCAAAACAACAAACAGCGTTTTCCAACCCCTTATCATGTAGATTTAGTACATCAAATATACCTTCTACTAATATGATTCTTCCTTTTATGGGGCGGACTCGAGCAGGAAATAGCGGTAACACAGCTTTTGGGGGATGTATGATATATTTTACTATATCTGTAGGTGATTGACTCCTACAATTAAATGCTACTATTTTTCCTGTCAAGTCCTTAATCGGGAAGGAGAGTCTACCTGTAAACGGTTTGTCTGGATGCACAAAGCAGTCAAACTTTTTATAAGTTTCAGGTGAGATTTCTCTCCAGTTGCCAACGTACGGCATGAAGTTAGCAGGCATCTTTAGTCCAATGGACGATGACCTTACTTCTTCTATTTTTCTTCTAACCTTTTCTCTTCTTATATCTAAAGGATTAGAAGGTGCATCGAAATGAACAAAGATGTTTCCCTTGTATCCGCAGGAGAAACAATTGTATACTCCTGTTATTCTATCAATTCTCATACTTGGGTTGCCATCATCATGTTCAGGATTTAAACACGAGACTATACAATCTGCTGGAGATAACTTATACTGTATCTTTCTTTCTTGTAATAGTTCTTCAACTGTCATTTTTTACTTTTCCACAATAAATACATGAACTTCCTATAAGTGTATATACTAGTCGTTTTTTGACTTCGCATACGTGACTCCAGAATGTTTCGTATATTTTTTTCATACTACTTTATGGTATTCCATAAGTTCTTCTAAAGTAACAAATACTTTTAGTACTGTTACTTTTCTCATTCCTAATTCTTTTGCTACATCGTATCTGTGATGCCCGTTTACTATGTAGTTATTTTTATCTACTATAATCGGTCTAATCTTAATCTGACTATAACCTTTTCTGGCTCTGTCATGCATACCTTCTACTCTTTCAGATTGTGCAGGTTTTATTCTACTTACCAACATATTCATCTTTTTATATGGATGAGGTGCACTTTTTAAGTGAGACTTTCTTATTTGAGGCATCAATGCTCTAGGATAGTTTTTTGTCTTCATATTGCTCCTGCATTTCAGATTCATAAATTACTCTAAATTCTTCTAATGTTGGTACTACCACTACGCTTTGTTTATACATTGGTCTTATATATTCAATGTATGCGTGTTGTAGTTGCGCTTCTGTGTATAATATCATAGGTCGTCTACCTCTTCTCCTGTTTTCATACTGTTTGACATATCCTCTTTATCTTTAGGATTAATTTGTGATTGAGGTCCGATTTTAAGTGTTTCCCAATCAATAACACTACTGAAGCTTTTCATAACATTACTACGCATCTTTGTGCAGTTAAATGTCATGCAATTATCTTCTTGCTCCCATGTTTCAAGTGAGTAAGCCGCATCTGCAGCATCAAGTATACCTTTTGCAAACCTTGCCTCTCCACTTGCATCGGTCTGATAAGGGGCAAAGAACATAGTCTCATACTCCTGTGCATATAACTTCATTTTCTTACTTACTTCTATCTGTTCTGTCCAATCGTATTGACCAGATCGACTTGGTGCATTGTGACGCTTAACTTGGTTCAAGTAATCAACTATTACAACTCCTATGTCAAGTTGGTTGACTTTCTTGTCAAGCTCTGACTGTATCTTGGAGAGAGTTAGTGCAGGGTCATAGATTACATCTATTTGCCTGTCTTTGTGAAGCTGTAGCTTTGTTAGTTTAGTATGAAATGCTTCAAAATCCTTTGTTTTCTCAAACTCGGGAAGCAACTCATGCCCACCATCAAAACGTCCAGCCCACCAGCCAGCAACGAGCGACCACTCTGGACCACTTAGCATTTTGCTACGTAATCTTTTGAGCGGTACATTAGTTGCAACAGTGCATATTCTTTATAGTATGGAACGACTATCCATTTCAATAGTGAAATAAATAGCAGACCTACCACTTTCATATACATTAGCTGCTAGGTTACAACAGGTAACTGATTTACCTGAACCACGTCTGCCTCCCACAAG